TCCACCCCAACCAGCATTGATTTCACCTGTTACGGATTCGTCTCCTTGAGATATAGTTAATTGGACTCCTGAAGGTTGTCCGAAAGCATCTGTTAGGTTACCCCAAACGTTAAATCCCCACGTTTGTCCACCCCAACCATCAACGTTGAAGGCGTCTTCTGTTCCTATTGATAAAGATATGACGTTGCCACTTGGGGCTACAGAGTTAACATCACTCTGCCATGAGTTCGATCCCCATACATTAGTCCCCCAAGTAGACGCCATTCATAACTCCCTCGATTACGCGATTCTTAAAATAGCTGCTGAGGAAGTAAAGTTTGGAAATTGAATTGTAAAAGTTCCAGAAGTCGCTGTTTTATCTGCTCCGAAGTCCAAAGCACAAACTGCTTTGTTAGCTTCTGTTGAGTTGTAAATAAGCGCTCCTCTAGCAGTTAACGTTACACCTGTAAAAGATAAATCTGCAAAATCTACAATCGCTACTCCACCTGTTGCTAATGAAGTTTGTTGTGATGCTAAAGTTCCACCTTTAGCCGCGTATTGACCTGACGCCGATACTTCACCTGTTGCTGTGTATGCTGCCGTTGCAGCATTGATTGTTGCTGTAGATTTGTATAATGCTAATTTAAAAACGTCACCACCATTTTCTAAGTCGTGAACTCCTTCAAGAATTTCTTTCTTAAAGCTGTTGCAAACTGCTTGTGTTATTGCCATGTTATTTCTCCTTAATTAAATCTTTAATTATTTGGTGAAGGCGAAGGAATTTTGACCCTTGGCACTCCATCCATATACTCGTCTCTACGTCTTCTGCCCATTTGCTCCAACGCAAAACTTTGTATAGCTACATTATACTTGTCTGAATAGATTTTGTACATATCCATCGGGCCTTTTAAGAATTCATAAGCTTGTTGCATAACCGCATAAAATAGTAGGTCAGGCACATTTAAAGATAAGTATGTAGTAGTATTTGTAGATGTAAGAGCATCTGGCGTGTAGATATAGCTCAACTGCACTAGGTATTGTTTATCTGGAGCAGGAGCCATTATCAAAGTTGTTTCTTTCCAATTTGCATAATATTTAGGAAGACCTGTAGCTGATGTGCTGTTGTATTCAAATATGAATGTCGAATCTCTCTTATCTAAAAAATCTTTAGTTGTTGAGTTTGTTGTAGATGTATTATCATAAACCAAGAATGATCTAACGATTATTGATCTTCTAGTCGTAGAGCCTCCAGATGTGCCGGGTGCATTTGGAAGATCGAGGTAAGGTGATCCAGTGTTCAAGTTTGCTGTTGCATACTCTCTTGTGTAATCAGCATCTACTTCTCTAAATATACGAAGCTCAGCATCTCTAATCATGCTTCCAATAATAGAATCTGTTAAAACAGTAGAATCTACCTCTGTATAATCTCTTACCTTTTGTACTAATTCTGCAAACGTCATGATATTGTTATTGTAACACCTCCTGAGCTTACTCGTAACTCTCTTTTCTTATTTTCTTCATTGGCATTTGTAGATGGCTGCATATTATTACTTGTAAATTGACCAGGCCATAATGCAGGATCAAGATCGACTACAACAGGTGCACTTCTCATTGGTCTTGAGTTGTACAAAGCAATAGGATCTGCTCTATGTGGTTTTGGATCTAATTGTGGATGTTTCTTTTCAAATTCTGAAATATGTACTAATGAACCATTCCATTCTTTTACCATTTCTCTATACGGAAATTCTTGTCCTGATCTGTCAGATATTGACTTTGCGAATTTTCCTCTTGCGTATGCCATAATTATCCTTGTGGGTAATAAACATTAGGAGTGATATACACAGAGGTTCTTTGTCCATCTTCTTCTAATGCTCTTTTAAGTTCATCTTCATATAATAGTTTCATTGCCTGTATTCTTTCAGGTGCAATTTTTTGTGCTAGGTAAAAAGCTAATCCAGATACCATACATGGAAAGAATCTAAATGGCATATCAGATGAGTTTGTATAAGCTCCAGCATCTTCAATTCTTGCAAGATAATAATAAAATATATTAGTCACCGCACTCGTATCAGGAGCTAAATATAAACTTATAGTTGGTGTTATTTGTCTATCAACATAATACTGAGAAGGAGTTCCTGCCTGTGTCTTGTTAGGAATCGCAATATACTCAGATCGAGATACTTTTGTTAAAGTTTGTTGATTGCCTCCAGAAACAGTTACAACAGCTTCAAGGACATCATTACAATCACTTGGTGTTGTATATGTTACCTGATTGTTTACTAAAGTTTCTGTTTTAGATTTGACTTTCCAAAGGTTAATACCTCTGTTACCCCATTCAGAAAAAAGTAAATTTAAACTTCTTCTAGCTGACTTGATGTCATGACCAGAATTTACTCTTACACCACATCTTTCGTAAGCTTCATTAATGACTTCATCAATTGTGATGTTAAAACTTGTAGTTCCTGAACTAGCCATTTCATCCTTACGCTAAGATTGCTTTTTGTAAATGTTTTGGTAGATTTTTTTGACCACCAACTAATTTACCTGTTTTTGCCATCATTGGTTTATTCATTTGTCCACCGCCCATTTTACCTTCAGCTTTTAATTTTTTAGTAGCACCCATAAGACCGCCACCCATTTTTGTATGTACTTTTATTCTTCCATTCTTCATATTATTTTACTCCTTCAAATTTTCCGCCTTTGACAGCAATACCCATGCCACCACAAGCAAGTTCTTTTGGTTTTACTGGTTTAGGTTTTTTCTTACCCTCTTCAGTTGCTTTTTTTAAAGCTTCTAAATATTTTTTGTATTCTGTTGCTTCTTCCATAGTATCTCCTAGTAATCTATCATACCACCATAGTATAATTTAGTAAACGCACCTTTCGATGCAAAAGTCTTAACATTTGTTGGTTTTCCGCCAACTCCTTGAGCTCTACTTCTTTTCCTCACAACGGCACTCCGTCTCTGGGAGTCTGTCATCCTTGCCGCTTTTGCAGCAGGGACGCACTTTGGATACTTCCGTTTCTTGTCCGCTTTGAGTTTTGAACGACCACAGGGTGCGTACGAACCATCTGCTCGTTTGCTTCCAATATCTACCCATTTTTGTGAAAACCATTTTTTAAGTCCTCCCTCTTTCATACCTGCAGGAACACAATTAGGAACCATACGATTCCCTTTTTTCTTCATGCCCTTTTGGACATAACCTTCCCAACAAGTACCTCGTTCACTCATTTTAATAAATCGCCGTAATAATTGACTAAGCTCTCATTGGACATCTTAATGCCTGCTGAGTCATGCTTAATAAATTTACCTTGATAAGCTTTAATTGATTCTAGTGTCTTTGCTTGTTTCTTATGTAATGCAGATGCTTTGTGTAATCCTTTTGCAACTTTACTTATTTTTGCTTCTGCACCTTTATTTGCAGCAGTATATTTTAATTTTCCTTTTTTATCATATTCAGAAATTGGATTTTGAATATCTATTAGTTGTTTTCTTCTTTTGTTTGGATCACCCTCTACAATAGTTTTTTTCTTTTTTGTTTCAGCATGTAAACCTTTATTTGCAGGTTTAGGTCCTTTAAAGTCTTTTCTTTTTACACCTGAAGGATCTTTAATTTTACCTGCACAAATTTTACTAGCATATGCATTAGCATATGCACTTGGATATACTTTGAATTTTCTTTTTGCGGCCGCTTTGCCTCTAGCACATAGTTTTGTCATTGTCTTTTAGCCTTTTTCGGTTGTACAACTTCTTCGATTGTATCACTTTGGGGCTAAACAGTAAATGTCCTAGCGAGAGGATTCTTTTTATTGGATTTTTTAGCGTATATTTTCTTTTTTTGTTTTTTCTTTTCATCTTTAGCACCACGTAATTTGCCATCAATTTGTTGTGTCATTTGTGATCTTGATATCGTCATACTATCTCCTTTGCACTTCCCATTATTGGTTTATATTTAGTTTTTCCTTCTGATTTATAAGCGTGTAAAAATGATGCTCTTGGTGTTCCCTCAATCCAGCTACAATGTATCCAACCGCTGTTTGGTTCACCCGGAGTGTAGAACTCAAGGATGAGCTGGTCTGGTGAAAGATTATTTTTAATCCAATCAAATAGTTCAGCGTTGTCTGTGCCAACACATTCGAAATCCGCCGCCTCAGCTTTTGCATGCTGGCTGTTTACTGAGCTACCGATGGCAGCACAAAGCTCAGGACTTCGATAGCCCGACGTTATCTTTACTCTGCCGAAATGATCACGGACAGGTTGCAAGATATTTTCACATAATGCTTTTAATTTTTCTATTTGTTCTGCATTAGGATTATTGTTTATACCCTTCCTAATTGCAGTATCTGATTTGGTAAGCTCAGACAAAGTGAAATTTCGTGAAAGATTCATAATTACTCCAATATTAGTTTTTTAATAGATAATGATCCATCTATATTTTTTTCAAGTTCGGCCATTGACTTGATGCAAGTATAATTTATGTTATTATTTTTATTAGTTCTCATCGCGATGCGTTTCCCCTTAAGGCAATCTGACATAGATTCTTGTATTCTGTGTTCCTTGATCTCTCCGTTGACAATCATAAGTAAGGCAATAATTAACTCTGTCACAATATCTTACCTTTGTTTTCACCTTTTTTAATAATATATTTTTGTGTACCATGTTTGCCGTGTTCAACAGACTTTTTTAAATTTTTAATAAAGTTCATTTGTTTAGCTTTCTTTTCCATGTCAGAAATATATTGCACAACTTGTCTAGTAATTCTTTGATCCATTTTCTCTAACCGTATCTTTTAATTTTTCAATATCTTCCAATGCTTTATCTAACTGTTCTCTTAAAAATTCTATATTAACTTTATTAGTCATATTCATTTCTTGAGTTTCTTCCATTTTCTCTACAGTCTTATAAAGATCCTCTATCAAAAAATGTTGTTCTTGATCCGTAGGGACTTGCTCACTTTTTTTAAGCAAATCATTTGTAAATAATTCTCTTGATGTCTCTAACGATACCAACCTCGCCGTCAGCTCTGTGTAACCGAGCACGCCCATTCCAACAAGAATTATAAGGCTAGCAACCGTTTTCATCGGCATCTGTACTGCAGCCGACTCCGATATATTTAAAGGTTTTTTACTCATCTTTCTTTTTATGATACATCTCGTAAAACATATTGTCACTATCCTCGGTTACAAATTCCGAATCTTCTGCATCCCAATAAGTATTTTGGACTTTATAGTCAGGCCAGCTGTTATCAGTAGTATAGCTATTAATGTGCCACAAAAGGCGATTATTAGGCTGAGCTGCATAATTGCCGTTATCAAGCTCCAATATATGTGCACACTTATGTTCTTGAGGAATTTCAGAGTGTTCAGTATCCAATATGTTAACGTCTGGATGTGCCCAATCAATCGTAAATAAATATTTACCATGGTAAAATTTTTTATCTAAACCTAGGTATTTGCCCTTTACACCATCCAGCCAATCAAAACAAGTAACACTAGGCCAATAACTAAAACTGTTCCACAATTCCAATTCATGTACTTGCATATTCGGCACATTGGATCTATCAAAAGATTTTTGATAAAACGCTGATATAGGGAGACGCCAGTAACACGCACCGTTTG